ACCCAGACGTGAAAATCACGTCATGAAGAAACTGCCTCGCAGATCACCTCACGGGTGTGGCCACATGTCATGGAATGACTGGCCACATGCGCGTGGAACAGGTGGCCACATGTCGTGGAATACGCACTTGAGGCCGACTTTCTCGACGCCACCAAATCCGGTGCCAACGGCGCGGGTCGGCTGGTGCAGGGGATCGAGTTCGATCCGGTTGGGAAACGCCGGGCCTACTGGCTGCATGCCGAACATCCCGGCGATGCCTATGGCGCATTGCAGAACGGGCTTCAAAGCCGTCCAGTCTTGGCGAGTGAGATTGCCCATATCTACGAGAAACAGCGCACGCAGGCGCGCGGCGTTCCCTGGGGCGCACCGGTGATCCGCAGCTTGCGCGATCTCGACGACTATGAGGTTGCCGAACTGGTCCGCAAGAAAACCGAGGCTTGCGTCACCGCCATCGTTTTTGGCGACGACGAGGCGCAGCAGGGCATCGCGCCTTCGGTGGTGGATGCCGATGGCAACCGCGTCGAGCAGTTCGAGCCGGGGCTTATCGCTTATGCCCGCGGCGGCAAGGATATCCGCTTCAACCAGCCCTCGGCAACCGGCGGCTACGGCGAATACAAGCGGGCGAGCCTGCACACGATCTCGGCCGGGTTCCGGGTGCCGTATGAATTGCTGACCGGGGATTTGTCCCAGGTGAACTATTCCTCGATCCGGGCCGGGCTGGTCGAGTTCCGCCGCCAGATCGACGCCGTGCAATGGCAGTTGTTCATCCCGATGTTCTGCGCACCGGTCTGGCGCTGGTTCACCGAGGCCGCGTGGGCCGCAGGGCAGATCCCGACGCCGGATGTACCGGTCGAATGGTCTCCACCGAAGTTCGAGGCGGTCGATCCGCAGAAGGACGCTATGGCGAACCTGCTGTCGATCCGGTCGGGCACCATGACGCTGGCCGAGGTGATCGCCCGGCAGGGCCGCAACCCTGACGCGGTGCTGGCCGAAATCGCCGCCACAAACGCCAAACTCGACGCCCTTGGGCTGGTTCTCGACAGCGATCCGCGCCGCGTCACCAAGACTGGCAGCGCCCAAACAAACGATCCGGCGAACGATTCCGCCGACGACGACACGGCCAATGACCCGGCGAGCGATCCGGCCGACGACTCCGATACGGACCCGACGCGGCCCGACACTGACCAACAGGACTGACCAACATGGACACGATGATCGAACTACCGGCCCTGCGCCGGTCGGCGGAGCTTGCGCCGAACTCAGCCGATACCGACGCCCGCACAGTCGAGGTTGTCTGGTCAGCAGGGGCGCGGGTTCGCCGGTCGACCCTGTTCGGCGAGCCCTATGACGAAGAGCTGAGCCTCGACCCGACCCATGTGCGGCTTGATCGTCTGAACGCGGGCGCGCCCTTCCTGAAGGTGCATGAGATCGACACGCTTGACGCCGTGATCGGCTCGGTCGTGCCGGGTTCGGCGCGTATCGAAAACGGTCGCGGCATTGCGCAGGTCAGGATTAGTGAGCGCGCGGACGTCGAACCGATTTGGCGGGACATCCAGGCCGGGCACATCCGCGCGGTCTCCATCGGCTACCAGGTCCATCGCTTCGAAGTGTCCAAACCTGAAGCGGCCCGAGAACTCTGGCGGGCGGTCGACTGGACGCCCTTCGAGGTGTCCGCCGTGCCCGTTGGGGCAGATCCCGCCGCAGGGTTTCGCGCCCAATCCCCACTTCACGACTGCGTCCTCCATCGCCGGGACGTCTCACCCACCCAAACAGGAGCCATCCCGATGACGGACAAACTCAACGCCCCGGCCGCAGAGGCCAAAGACCAGCCCAGCGACTCTGTCGCGACCGAGGACACCACCATGACTGAACCGAAGACTTCCGCGACTGAGCCGAAGGCCGCCGCAAGTGAAACCCGCACCCAACCGAAGGCGCGGAAGCCCGATGCCCCCGTTGTGCCTGACACTGAAGCCGTCGCAACCCGCGCCCGTGAAACGGAACGCGACCGCGTATCCACGATCTACGATCTGGCGGGACGCCTGAACCTCGAGCGCGGCTTTGCCGAGGATCTGGTCAAACGCGGCACGGATATCGGTGAAGCCCGCCGTCTGATCCTCGATCAGGTGGCCTCAAAATCCGAGGAAACCCGCACCTTCAGCCAGGTGTCGATCCCGCTGGGTGGCCGCAATGAGGCGATCACTCGGCGTGACGCCGTGGCGAATGCACTGCTGCACCGCTACAGCCCGACGCTCTTTCAACTCGAGGATGCCGCGCGCCAGTATCGCGGCATGACGCTGCTGGAACTGGCCCGCGAAAGCCTCGGAAATGTGGGCGTGAACACCCGCGGCCTGTCGCGCGACGAGGTGGCGACCCGGGCCCTGCATTCGACATCCGACTTTCCTGAGATCCTTTCGGCGGTCACCAACAAGACGCTCCGGCAGGCTTACGAGGCCTATCCCCGCACCTTCATGCTGTTCTGCCGACAGGTGCTGGCCACCGACTTCAAGGCCATGCACCGGGTCCAGCTCGGCGAGGCCCCACAGCTTCTGGAAGTCGGCGAAAGCGGCGAGTTCAAGCGCGGTACGCTGGGCGAGAGCAAGGAGAGCTACAAGGTCAAGACCTATGGCCGGGTCGTTGCCATCACCCGCCAGACGCTGATCAACGACGATCTCGACGCTTTCACCCGGATCCCGGCGATGTACGGCAACTCCATCGCGCAGCTCGAGTCGGACGTGGTCTGGGGGGTCATCACCGCCAACCCGGCCATGGCTGACGGCAACGCGCTGTTCCACACCGCCCACAAGAACCTCGCTGGCACCGGTGCGGCGCTGGCCGTGGAGGCGGTTGGCGCGGCCCGCGCCGCCATGGCCAAGCAGACGGGTCTCGACAAGAAGACGGTGCTGAATGTCCGCCCCGCCTTCCTGATCGTGCCCGCGTCGCTGGAACTGAAGGCCGAGCAGATGGTGGCCCAGAACCTCGTGCCTGCCGCAACCTCCAACGTCGTGCCGCAATCGATCAGGACCCTCGCGCCGATCAGCGAGCCCCGGCTGGATGCAGTCAGCGAGACCGCCTGGTATCTGGCGGCCAGCCCGAACCAGATCGACACGATCGAGTACGCCTATCTCGAGGGTCAGCAGGGCGCCTACATCGAGACGCGCAACGGCTTCGACGTCGACGGCGTCGAGATCAAGTGCCGCCTCGACTTCGGTGCCAAGGCCATTGACTGGCGTGGCCTCTACAAGAACCCGGGCGCATAACCGGGCATCCCAGAAAACTCACCTCTGACGGGTGGTCCAATCGGGCCGCCCGTTTCCGTTTGCAAAGGATCCCGCAATGAAAAACTACGTCCAGCCCGGCAATACCATCACCCTGACCGCGCCCTACGCCGTGACCTCCGGCGACGGCCTGCTTGTAGGCTCCATTTTCGGCGTGTCCACCGGGGATGCCGCAAATGCTGAAACAGTCGAAGCCGCACTCGTCGGTATCTTCGACCTGAACAAGGTCGCATCCCAGGCTTGGTCCGCCGGTGACAAGGTCTATTGGGACAACGCCAACAAGGAAGCCACGAAGACCGCCACGGCGAATACGCTGATCGGTGTGGCCACCGAAGCTGTTGCTGGCGGCGCGGGCGACCTGATCGGCCGGGTGCGCCTGAACGGCACATTCTGATGTCCGCTTTCGCCGCCGTCGTGGATACGTTGTTCGCCCATCCGAACATCGGCCGGGACGCGGTCTACACCTCTGACGGCGGTGCGCCCGTGCTGGTGCGCGTCGTCTCCCGGCAGGCTGATGCCATCACCGACTTCGGCGACGCGCGGCTCTGGTCGGAAACGACCCGGATCGATCTGCGCGTCGCGGAGGTTCCGACCCCTCGTCCCGGCGACCGATTGGAAATCGACGGCGACGCCTTCCTCATTCAGGGCGAGCCTGTCCGCGACCGCGAGCGGCTGGTCTGGACCGTGGACCTAAGGCCCGCGTGAAACTCAAGCTCGACATCGATCCCGACATCGTCGCCATGATGGTGGCGGAGGTCGCGGCGGGCGAACGCGCTGTGACGGCCGCCATGCGTGAGGCCGGAATCGGGCTGAAGACGGCGTGGCGCACACAGATTACTGGCGCTGGGCTCGGGCGACGGCTCGCCAACTCGATCCGCAACCAGAACTTTCCGAGGTCGGGCGAGAGCCTCGACGCGGCCGCGCTGGTCTGGTCGAAGGCCCCGGTTATTGTCGGAGCCCACGACACCGGCCCGTTGATCCGCTCGAAGGACGGCTTCTGGCTGGCGATCCCGCTGCCCGCCGCAGGCAAATCCAGGCGCGGCGGCAGGATCACACCCGGCGAATGGGAGCGGCGTCGCGGGTTGCGCTTGCGCTTCGTTTATCGCCGAACGGGCCCGAGCCTGCTGGTGGCGGAGGGGCGACTGAACACAAAGGGTCAGGCGGTGGTCTCGCGCTCGAAGACCGGTCGCGGCAAGGTCACCGCGCCGATCTTTCTGCTGGTGCGGCAGGTGAAGCTTCCGAAGCGGTTGGACCTCAACCGCGATGCCGAGCGGGCTCTCGACAGCGTGCCGGAGCTGATCGTGGCGAATTGGGTGGAGGGGCGGCTCTGACCGCAATGGAGCTCTCTCTGCGAAATGGAGATGCGACCGAATCTCGGCATTGCTGCCGCTATCATCGGCGCTGGACCGTCGCCAACTTGGTCAGAACCTCCATCGGATCAAGGTTGACGTAAACTTCGTTGTTATTCGGTTCTGTCCGATGTTTTGCGAACGCCTCACCCAGATATTTCTCTACATCAATGGCGTCCTGCACAGAGCCGATGGCTTGGTCTGTGTGCAACACCCATTGCGGTTCAGACGATAGCCGGAACTTGTTGAATTCGGTCACGCGCTTCGTCGCATCCTGTGCATGGCCGATTTTCACAACGCGACCACCTTTCCCAAGAGTGGCGACATAAATGCTGTTCATGGCCTCAGTGTTCGGCTCGACAGCATATCCATTTATCGCGAAGGGATGCTTCTGCCGCAGCTGCCGCACTCGATTTTCCATAGTCTGGAAGCGCGGTGTCATAACTTCCAACTCTTCACCGTTCGTGGCGAGAAGGTCTCTGAGAGTCGCAGCCAACTCGCCACCGACTTCCTGCAAGGTCGTGATGGCGCGTTGGGTATGGGTAGAGGGTCCGTATCCCGGAAGCTCTCGGAACTCGGGCGCATCCCGAATGATCCAAGTGCGTATGGGTTGGATGGCGTAAGGCCAACGATAGGTACCGTCTTCAAGCTTGTCCCATGTGTTCGCCGCTTCAATTCCGAATTCGGAGGTGTCAGCCGTGCCGTGGCTTATCTGCCAGACATTTAAAACGCGACCCTTCCATTCATCAGGGAAAGGCTTATCCCCTTGGCTCCGGCCTTCCCACATCTTGTGAGTGAAGGGTTGCTGTCGA